TACTAGCCGTGGACATACGTCCAACAGCCATGGCGGCGCCACCTAAGCCGGAAACAACGCCCCCAATGGGCTTGATTATACCGCCCATGAGTTTAGACACGGGACCAATGGCCGCAGCCAACCCCGCGAACTTCACAATATTCATTTGAGTTTTTGGATCTAGTTCAGAGAATTTATCAGCTAAATCCCCAACAAAGTTGGCGGCTGTTTTGATGGACGGCGCCAAGGCTGACTCGATTTTGATAGATGCGGATTCTAAGGAACCCATCATCTGCTCAATGGCAGACTTTGCGTTATTTTGCATGGTCTTGGCCATCTTGTCGGCGGCACCGTCAGAGTTTTTAAGACTGCCGGTCAATTTGTTGAACTTGTCCGGTCCAGCGTCAACTAACGCCATCATCCCAGACAAAGCTTCTTTCCCAAACAGGGTAGTCAGCATGGCCGCCTGGGTCTGCTTATCGTAGCCAGACATGGAGCTCTTAAGGTCTCCAATGATAGTGCCCATGGGTTTCATTTTCCCGCTTGCGTCAAAGAAGGAGATACCCAACTTCTCGGTGACGGCCTGCATATCCTTGGTTGGCTTAGCCAACCGGGTAAAGGCCCCACGCAAGGTAGTCCCGGCTTGGGAACCCTTGATACCAGCATCCGACATGATACCGATAGCCGCGGCCGTCTCTTCCATGCTCACCCCTAGGGAGTGGGCAACGGGGGCGGCATATTTCATCGCCTCACCCATGTCCCCAACTTCCGCGTTGGTGTCCGCAGCGGCTTGGGCAAAGACGTTGGCCACGTGAGTAGAATCAGAGGCACTTAGCCCAAAGGCACGGATAGCGCTAGCCGCTGTATCAGAAGCCAGTGCCACGTCCCCGCCAGATACGGCGGCAAGGTCTAAGACCCCTGGCATGGCCTGCATGATCTCGCTGGCATTAAAGCCAGCAGAAGCCATGTTCTCCATCCCGGTGGCGGCCTCTTTGGCACTAAAGGCTGTTTTTGCCCCCAGGTCAATGGCCTGGTCCCGTAATTTCGTGAACTGCCCACCGGTAGCCCCTGAGATGGCCTGCACCCGAGACATCTGGGCGTCAAAGTCCAGTCCGGTCTTGATGGCGGCGGCCCCCACGGCAAGTAGCGGCATGGTGACTTTAGAGGTCATCCCAGAACCAAAATTGCTTAAGCCCTGGCCAGCCTTAGTAGTCACATTGCCAAAGGTAGTCATGCTTTGGCCGGCCTTAGTCCAGCCTGAATCCTGGACTAAAATTTCTTTTTGCAGGCCCGACATGCGCCCACTCAAGGACTCGATGTTAGCAGACGTCCGGTTGACCTGGTTAGCGGCATTGGCCTGCCGTGCGGTGAGTTTTTCCTGTTCCGCCGCCGTGTCCGCCGTGGTGCCCTTCAGCTTTTCATAGGTGGCCTGTTGACGCGTTAACTGGGCCTGATAGTTTTTCATTTGTGACTCCATGGTGGAGTATGACGCCTTCATATTGTTCATGGCGTTGCCACTATTTTTAGCGGCCTGGTCCTGCGCTTTAAGTGCCGCCGTGGTGGACTTGATGGTAGCATTTAGCGCCCGTGCGGAACTTTGAAACGGGTCAATGTCTAAGCTGACCGTGGCGGCCAAGTGCCCTAAGTTTCCTGCCATTTTCTTGTTTTACCTCCTTTCTTACATAAATAAAAACGGAAACGCCTTATCGATGGTGGTCTCAGGCACTTCCGGCTCTTTTGCGTCGCTGATTTCAGCGATGAGTTCTAAGTCTGCCAAGGTCAGCGAGTCTATCTCGTTAAGCTTGTAACCTTGCTCGAATTGGTTTTTGTAGAAGTTTTCGAGTTTGTCCGTGATCTCTTTGAGGTCGTGCTCGGTGATTTTTTTGAGTCGTCATCGTCCCCATCTTCAGCGGGTACTACGCCCAAAGCGTCCAAAACTGCCGCGGTGATAGTGTTGACGGTCTCTATGGTGGAGCCCCAAATGATATCGTCAGTCGTGAATTGCTTATGCCAAAACTCCACTGCAAAACGTGCCAAATTCTCTTCATTTAAGTCCACATCCTCATTGGTTGGGCCTTCAGGGTTTTGATACATCAAAAGTTGTTGGCGTTGCACTTTGGTGGCGTTCATAATATCGCGCAAGTTCGCCTCTTCGTTCCGGATAAATTTAGCGGGCTTGCCGTTGATCAATAATTCAATTTCGTATGCCATTTTTAATAACTCCTTATCGTCTCACCGTTATCGTCTCTGTTTTACTGGGTTTTTACTCTACTTTTTTGGGTTTTACTCCACTTTTTAGGCGGCTACTCTACTAGCCGGCCTTACTTTCGTCAACAACGCCTGCGCCAGCCTTAGCAGGTTCATCGGCTTTGATGATGGCCTCTTCAGCAGTCTTAGGGAAAACCCACTTGCGGAAGGTCTCTAAGTCAAAGTCTGGTTGGTCTTCACGGCCGATGAGCACCATAGTGCCCCGGTCCGCGTCACCACGTGGGGCAAAAGAACCCTCAGTCTTATCTGGGTTAGGGTCTGGGGTCCCATCATTGGTTTTAGTGCTTAAGCCCGGCAGGCTAAACTTACCTTTCAGCATTGCGACCCAGACGGCCTTCCCATCTTCCATCTTGGTTTTAAACAGGACGGCTACGTCGTTAGGCGTTAAGTCGCGGGTATAGACTTCTACACCTTTGACCACATCAATACCAAAGAAGTCTTGTTTGACCTTTGGTGGCAAGTCGAAAAGTTCTAAGGATAGAGTCGCCTCAGAGATACCACCAGAGACCGTGATGTAAGGACCATCGTCAGCCATCAAAGTCTTTAATTCGTTCTTAAGTTCCATCTCGGCAGTAGTCAAGCCGGGAACTTTTACCGTTGCGTTTGGGACTAAATCTTCTTTTACCACGCCATACTCAAAAGCAGACGCGCCGAATTTTGCTTTACCCATTTTTTATTCTCCTTTTTTATACAAAAAATGGCCTACCAGTTTGGTAGACCTTGAAAGTTTTGAAAATTAGCTGTTACCATGCGCAGGGCTGGGGTATCACTATCAACATAAGCGTTGTAGTAGTAGCGTTCCCAGCCTGCATTAAACATTAAATCGTAGATCTTCTTTTGAAGCTGTTCGTAGCCTGCAATGTCCTGCTTTCGCACCCAAAAATCCACTTGGACACTGGGATAAACTAACCAGCGCTTATCATCGGCATGGACCACGTCCTCCCCAGGTATCAGGGTCACCCTGATCCAGGGGGAGAGGGCAATAATGCTAGCGTCGGTGGTGTTGTTAAAATCCGGTGTTCCCAGGTAGACCTGAGGCTGTTCCAGGACTTTGCCCCGAACCATATCCATCTCAGACTTTAAATCTGGGTCACTGGCCAACAACTTTCTAACCTGTACTTCAGGGACCATTACAGATCACCTACTCTCAGGTTTTCGATAAAGTCCATGAGGACTGCGGCCCGGGCCTGTTCTTGCGTCTCCTCCACAAAGTGCTGCGGGGACTGCTTAGAGGTCCCCGAGTTCGGGAAGTGGGCGATTGGCCCTTTCTCCGTCCCGTAACCCACCTGGGCCTCGTACTCCCCAGAGGAGATGGTGACACTGCCAACTTTGACGTCTTGCGCCAGGGGCACTTTGCCCGTCCGGTCCTCATTACTTCTAGGCGTGTTACCTTTCAACTGGTCGCCAAAAGTCTTGGCCCCGGCACGCACGGCTTTACGGGCTTTGCGGTCGTAGCCATCAGATAGTTTTTGGATATTCAACAGTATTTCTGCATCCCCAGTCACACTCATGTGGCCACCACCTTTGCCGTTATTGTCGTCACGTCCCGGCGCTGATAATCCGGGTCAAAGCCAGATATTTCGTACTCTTGGCCGCGCCACTCAATGCGCCAGCGGTTATCGATTTCTTTTTCCGTCAAAAAACGAATCAAGAAAGTTGGTGTCTCCCGACGCACGTTAAGCTTAGTCTGGGGGTCGATAACTTCCCGGATGGGTATCTTAGGGACCTCCGCCCAAACGGTCATATGTGTGGTCTTTTTAGCGTCAGTGGGCACACCATCCTCAGTCATCCCCGATTCATAAGAGACAAAAGCAATACGTTCCGTCATTCTGTTAGTTCGCATCTGCTTCAGCCTCCAATTCGGTTCGGATTTGATTGATGATGTTGACGATTGGGGTTTGGATAGGGAAGCGCATGACCTCAGAACCTAGGCCCCGATAGTCATACTCTTCCTTGACCTGCTTCATGACCGCAACAAAAAAGCGGTCTTTAAACCGCTCATCCGCTAAAAAATAGCCCGGTGCCAGGTCAAAAGAGATAGCCCGGGCAATCTCCGTGGCGGCGGCTTGATAAATGCTCTCGATCATGCCATCCTCAATGCCCTGGTCCACCTTTAGATAAACCTTTAAGGTCGCCAGTTGGGTATCAGTCAATAAATTTTCAGGCATAATTTTTCACCGCCCTATTTTGGGGCTTCGGTAACATTTACCACGGCATTAGTGTCGTCATCAAAGGTCAAAGTCCCGCCAGTGACCTTGCCGTCAGTAGTGACCAAAGCAAGGCCTTTAATGCCTTTGCCATTGGCGCCAGTGGCACCTTTTTCGCCGGCATCGCCTTTACCACCGGCAGGGCCAGCAGGGCCCACAAAGGAACCCAATAAAGCGGCCACGCCAGCCTGGACTTGGTATAAATCGCCCTTGATATCAAGGACCACGGCGCCCTCTGCCTGAGTCATAGGCGCGCCCGTTTGGATATCGTCTTCGCTAAAATAAAAAATCATGCCGTTTAATTTATCAGCGGTGAGAATGTCACCAGTTTTCCATGCGATCGGTTTAAAAACCATATTTAAATCTCTCCTTTATTTAGCTACCTTAGTTTCCCCGGCTTTAGCCTTGCCAACTTCCGGGGCTACGCTTTTGGGGCTGTATAAGTTAAGAAAAAGCCGGCCTTTTCATCGGCCTTTTTAACGTCAAAACGAGTAGCAACTTGCAAGTATTGGCCATAGATTTCGTTATCTACCCAGCGAACGGTGATATCCACGCGGTCCGCAAAGATAGAA